TGACGCCAGCTCAGCGGTCAGCGTGGAAGACCACTGGTCAACAAAGCCGATCTGTGTTCTTACCGCCATTAAACTGCCTCCTCAATCAAAATCCACTCACACATGCAGCAACGCTGTCTCGACCATCAGATCTCCTCTGCCGTCAGCGTCCAGGCGTAATCATTGCCGCGCCGCGGCTTGCTTTCATGGGGCGGCGCCGCATAGACGCTGATCTCCGGGAGATAGAGCACCTGGTACTGCAGCGCCCCTGTCACCAGATCCAGCGTGGCCAGGTCACCAACCAATGCCACAGGCGTGCTTTGCCAGCGCCCATCGACCAGCAGCGCCCGGCCCAGCAGGGGCGCATCTGTGCGCCGCGCCGCCGGCAACGTCAGCTGGTTGGTCATGCCAGTAATCGCCCGCGATGCGACACAAGCCAACACCAATGGCTGTTCATAATCGAGGCCCTGCAGGCCGGCCGGGATATGCCCACGGCCACTGATTGTGGTCTTGATTTTACCGCCCCACGCGGTCTGCTGACGCAGCGAACCATCCCCCATGCGGTGGCGGAACGTCGCCCTTATCGGCTCATAGTCCTGCTGGAGCTCCAGGGCCGCCAGCAGCGGCACCTCAAGCCCGCCAATGATCAGCGCCTTGATACTCAAAACCCGGCCCTCCCGCCGCGCTTCAGCGCGCTCATTTCAATCTCGCGACGCAGGGCGTTGACCTCACCGACCGCACCCTCCAGCGCATAATCACGCCCGCCCAGGCTCAGATAGACCGGCGCCCCACTCGCCACAGCCCCGGCCGGCTGCGGCAAAGAGAGGTTCGGGAGCGCTGGCATCACCAGCCCGCCGCCGGCCATCTTTGGCAGCGCCATCTGATTCATCCGGTTGAGCACCCCCAGGCCGTAGCGCCTGACCGCAGCCGCCCTGATGACGTACTCGCCGTTGGAGAGCCAGGTCAAGATGCTATCGGAGGTGCCGCTACCCGGACCGAACACCGCCCCACCACCGGCGCGCTTTGGCGCGTCTTCCAGATTGAGGCCACTTCCTGCTGTCTCCACCGGGATCACCAGCGGGTTTTTGTTGAGTGTCTCCTGGATCGCGGCGCGCAGCTGGTCCATTGAGTCGAACGCAGTCTCGGCATCGAAACCCACATCGATGGTCTGCAGGAAGGCCATATCGCTCTTCAGCGCCAGCAGCTCCTGGCGCAGACCCTCCACCTTCGCCTCCTGGGCCGCCTTCTGACCCTCGCCGGCCTGCTCGCCGAGTTGCGCCGCTTGGGCGAGCAGGCTGTTGAGAAACTGCTTGGTCGCCCCTCCCGCTGCGGAGAGCTCGCTCACCAGCTCCAAGGCGCGCCTGGCTTTTTGCTCGGCGTCATCAAACTGACCAGCCCCCAGCGAATCGCCCCCCTGCCGCAGCAGACGCTGCAGCTCAATGATGCGTGCCGCGCTGGAGCGATTCTCGTCCGCCTTGGGAGTATTGATCTCGGCCCGCGTCTTCGCGACCTGGCCAAGGAAGTCGGCCCGGCGTTTCTCGATCTGCTCCAACCCCTTGATCTCATCCAGGTAGATCGCCTTCTGCTGCTTAAACGCATCCCGGATCGACTGAGTCTCCGCATCTTTTGCGGCAGCCAGCTTGGTGGCGAATGATGCCTCCATATCTCCGCGTTTGTTTAGGGTCGCGGTCAGCAGCCGCAGCTCATCCAATGCGGCCTGACGGGTATTCTCCGCGCCCTCCTCGCCCAGCAGCGCCTTGGCGCGCCAATAGCGCTCATGCCCGACCAGGGCAGCCTCGTACTCCCGCAGCTCCTGCTTGGAGATATAGATCAGCTCCTCGGCGGTCTTGAACTGCTGGTCCGCGTAGCTGGCATTCTCGGCGGCCAGGCTGTTTTGCTGATCGACAAAGCGTTTCCGCGCATCAATTCGGCGCCGCTCCGCCTCTTGCAACTCATTCCAGGCAGAATAGACAGCGAATATCGAAGCACCACCGGCTACGGCAATTGTCAGCAGGAGCGGATGAGCCGCTGCCAGCCGCAGCAGACCAACAGCCTTCGAGAGCGCGCCGACCTTTTTGGTTGATGTATCAGAGACCACACCGATGGCGGCAATACCAGCTTCGGCCAGCGCCGATCTGGCAGCAAACACATTCAGCACCTGGCTTAGGTTAAGCATCCCACCACGCAACAGAGCCAGGACGACCTTTACCCCAAGGGTCGCCACGCGCATCGCCACCAGCCCTGTCACACCAGCACCGACGACAGACACAAACCCCGGGAAACTCTCGGCAAAACCCGCGACCAGCCCCGTCAGCAATCGCAACCCCTCAGACACGCTACGCACCGCCGGCAGGTATGCGGCACCGATATTCGCGCCAACTTCACGGACCGCGTTATTCAACAGGGTCAATTCATTCTCGGTGGTGGCCGCCCGCGCCTCAAACTCCGCCTGCACGCCACCCAGGTATTGGGCCTCATCAGCGACCAATCCCAACGCCTTGCGGTACTGATCCAACCCGCCCACCAGCAGCGAGATGTCATCGGCATACTCGGTACCGAACATATTGGCGATGGTGATCGCCCGCGTCTGGTTGTCCAGCGCTTGCAGCCGGCCGAGGAAGTCGAGTAATGCCCGCTGCGGATCAGCCTGGATCGCCTGGGCCATTGCCTGGGCATCGGTCCCGATCTGCTGCAGCCCACCCTGGAACTTCCTGCTCTGCGCCTCAGCCGTCTGCAATTTCAGCAGAAGCGCGTTGATCGAGGTGGAGGCCACCTCTGGCGTCTTGCCCAGCGCCAGCATGGCATCGGCCAGAGCGGCGGTCTCAACGGCAGTGAGACTGAATTGCTTGGCCGAACCACCGACCCGCCCCAGCACGTTGACGATGTCCGCCTCGCTGGCAGCGGTGTTGTTGGCCAGCTGGTTGATCGCATCACCCAGATTTTCGATGTCGGTGATCGGGATGCCAAAGATATTGGAGAGCTTGGCAATCGCCTTACCGGCCTCCGCCGGCAAGAGATCGAATGCGGTGGCCATCTTCGCCACGATGGTGACGTAATCCGGCAGCTGATCGGCCGACAGACCAAGCCGCCCGCCCTCGGCGGCGATCTGCGCCAGCTCCTCAACTGTCAACGGGATCTCCCGCGACAGCGCCTTGATCTCAGCGGCAAATGCCCTGACCGCCTCGGTGGAGTCGAACGCCACCACTTTAGTGACATCCGCCATCGCCGACTCAAAGCTCAGGGCAGGGGCCACCGCCCGGCCCAGGGTGTAGGCGATGCCAGCCGCCTCTGCCGCCTGGACGTAGAGCTGATTGAGCTGTTGACGATTGGCCTGCTGCGCCGCTTGGTTCTTCAGCAGCGACATCTCTGCCGCCCGCGCTCGCTTTAGCTTGCCGGCCAGCTGACCCTGGCTGGCGCTGAGGTTTTTATAATCGACATCAGCGCCACGCAGCTGCTCTCTCAGCCTGGATATCTGCCCCACCTGCTCGCGAAATTGCTTCTTCAGACGATCCGACTCACGGGCAGCAGCCTTAAACTCACGACGCAATCCGGCACTCGGCCTCTCGACCGCGCGCATAGCGCGGGCCAGCTTCCCACTACGAGCAGTGGCCGCCTTGAGTTTCTCCCGCGTTTGATCAAGACTTGCATTAAGCTGGCCCAGGCTTTTGGCAGCCCGCTCAGACTTCTTGAGCTCGGCGATCGAATCCCTCAGCGCAGTGATCGACCGCTCGGTCTTGTTGACCGAGCTCAGCAGGGAGGCCTCAACGCCACCACCGATCAGAAACGCAATTGAGAGTTTATCTGGCATGTATCTTTCTAGCCCCGTCGTTCAATCAAAATCGGTTCGCCTAGGACTGCTGGCGGCTACAGGCATCGTGCTGGTCATGGATCCGCCCTATATCTTCGAGAACTTCGGCGCATGGATCATGGGCGTGGGGCTAACCTCACTCCTGACCATCCCCGCCATCGATGTCTATCTCGAAGCCCGCGGCAACGACCCAACCAACTCCGACCAGGCCGACCGAAAGACGGACAAGGGATAGCACCAAGCCATCCCATGCCCGGCCCGGATCAGGGTGGCGACCCTGCGCTCGAGGTCAACCGAGCCATCTCCTTCGCCACCCCCTCCAAGAGGGGCGTCATCCGATCGGCCATCGCAAAAAAACCCGCGTTAACCTCTTTGCAGGCCAGGCATCTGCCAACTGGCGAATCTCCGAGGGCGCCCAGCCATCAAAGCCGGCTTCATCCATATCGCTCATCAGCGCCAGATCTGCAAATGTCACATCCTCGAACAGCACCTGCCCGAGATCACTGACCAGGGCAGCACCTTCCGCGCCCTGCTCTGCCTCGCGCAGCATGTTGCGGATCTCCGCGATGGTGAGCTCATAGACGACGACAGTCCTGTCGCCGATGGTAATCGCCTTTTCCTGCCGCATCGCCTACCCCTTATGCCGCTTCGCCATCGATGTAGATCTGCTCGTACCCATCCCACGTGTTGATCTTCAGATCGAACGAGACGTTCATCGGGTTGTCGCGATCCTTCAGGTTCCAGTCGCCGGATGGGATCATCTGCACCCTGGGCACATCGATGGTCATGTTGGAGCCGGCCGCGTTGTCGGACTCGAAGGTCAGCCAGGCCGTCTTGGCCGATTGGCCACCACTGGCGACGCGCTCGCGGGTCTCTGCCGCCGGGGTGTAATCAACTGTGGCGGCCGCGCCATCGGTCATGGTGGATGTGAGAGGAATAAAGAAGCGCCCCTTTGCCGCGTCCAGGATGTAGTCGGTCCCTTCGGTGGCACCAATGATCGACACGCCAGTGACGTTCTTGGCCCCCGCCGGGTTGGCCGCGCTCTTGCCCAGATAGATGTGGGCACCCTTTGTCACCGTGAACACCTCATCGACAACAGGCGTGGACGACTGGCTGAACGTCGACGCCGAGCCAAGCACGAAGGCCGCCAGAATCTCCTCAGTGACGTTCTTGATCTTGAGCGAGCCGGTCCGCTTGACAGACTTGGCGATATCCAGCAGGGTCTCGGCGGTCGGCGTATCCTCGTCGAGGATCTCGGTCGTCTCCGGCGACACCTGCAGCGATATCTCCGACTGGGCGGCGTACTTGTAGGCAGCCACCACGCCGGCAGCGTCCTCGAATCCGATCATAGCAACGCCGCTCATCATGCGGATATCGAGCGGTTTAGCGAGTTGTGGTTTTGCCATCGGTTAGCCCTCCTGCTGAGCACTGCTCTTGGCGGCCATCTCGACCTCGTAGGCCTTGATACGCTCGAGCTGGTCAGGGCGGAGACTGACCGTCTCCCCCGCCTGTTTTGTTTCGCCACCCTGGGTGATGGGGTAGCGCAGTTTGTAGTCCTGGCGCTGCGCGTCTGGCATTGTCTGCGTCCTCAACTCCCGGTGATCAAAAAGCCGGTTTGAAACAGCGCCGGGAATTCGCCGTATCCGGGCTCGTAATAAGCGCCGTCCTGATCATAGAAGGCGAACTTCTGCCAGCCCTCGGCAGGTCGCCATCCGATCAGGGCGCGCGCAATCTTGTAGAGCAACTCCCCAGCCTGCTTGGCAGAGGTCTCGAAGTCGCCGCCGATGACATCCTCCTGGTGCGGTACCGCCACGCAGACTTCCCAGTATTGACGCACCCACTGGGCCGCGGCATCGCCAGGGTCGCTGTCGCCCGCCTGGGCGCGCGGCACCTGGCGCACGATGGCCGCCGGCAGCATCGGGCCGATATCCTGGTAGGCACTCCAGGCCGAGGCCGAGCAGACGCGCTTCAGCTCCGAAACCTCCTGCTGCAGGCGCTGGATGGTGGGGATCTCGGGGGCCAAAAAATTATTCATCTGTGACCCTTCACGTTTAGTTCGTAGTTGAGCTCCTGACGCAGCACATTCTGGATGCGCAGCCCCATCTCATCCTTGGCGCGCCGCACCGCGGCCTCCGCCTCAAGCAACTCAACCCCCTCCTCTTCAATCGGCAGCCGGCTCTCCACGGAGCGGGTGAAAACTCCGCGATGGCCAGAACGCATCGTCGCCACAAAAGAGCCGGGGAAGCGGTGCTGCCCGGCGCGGGCACCACCACCGGGGCGACGGTTTTGCGAGAGTCGACCGACATAGGTCGCCTTGATCGGGCTCCAGCCAACCCAGACACTGCCGCTCATCTCACCCTGTCGCGGCAGCCTGGCCCGTATCCGCTTGCCCCGCCCCGTCGAACCGCCCTTGGTCAACGCCCGCAGCGGCACCCTGGAGCTGCGGGCGATATCCCGCGCGATGCGGCCACTGGCCCAGCGGGTCACCTTGCGCACAGTGCGCGAGGCGGCGCGTTGCCCAGCCGCGCCAAGCCCGGCGATCTCGGCCAGGGCGACGCCTGTAGTGGCATTGATATCGAGACTAAACACCGTCGGAGATCCTCTGGATGTAGATCATCGCCATGCCGCAGTCGTCCGGCTCAACGCCGGTGACCCGAAACACCGCAGCGCGGCCGATCACGTGACGCCCCGAGCAGAGCCCCAACGCATCCACCGTCGACTGGAGCGCCAGCAGATGCCGCTGGGGCCGGCGAGTGGTCGGCGCATTGCCGACCAATGCCGAAGTCTCACTCTGAAAGACGGCCTGAAACTCTGTCTCAAGCCCATCAACTACAGCGACGAACGGCTCGCCCAAGCGGCGAATGATCGAGGCGTTGAGCCTGCCGGTGGATACGCTCACGGCAGATCCCTCACCTGCAGCAGGCCGTCGCCCTCCACCGTGTCGCCCCTGCTGTCGTTACAGACCAGTGAGATCACATAGTCCTCGCCAGCCGCACCAGTGGGCGGCACAGTGATGCGGACCTGCGCCCGCTGGCCGCTGACCGTGCCCTGGCCGACCGTGACATCCGGCGATCCGTCGACCAGGCCGACGTTTGACTGCCGGCTTTCGATCACCCCGGACAGGGTCACGTCTCTGCCGACCACCCGGCCAAAGTCCATGTCGCAGAGACGGGACTCGCCGGGCTGCAGGACGATGGGGAACATCGCGCTCATCAGGTGGTCTGCCCGCTCTCGCGCAGGGTGTAGCTGGTGTTCTGTGCCGCGTCACCGGCGGCAAGCGTCAACTCCAGCCAGAGCCCCTGCCCAGCGCCCGCCGTATGGTTGCCGCCGTTGGCCACGTCTTTTGTGGCGCTGTCGAACGTGTATCCGCTCGGCGCCACCTGGCGATTGTTGCCAGAGCCGTTGGTGTCGACGCCATCGAGAGAGGATTCAAGGGCGAACGTGACCTTGCCAGACGGGTCCGCCTGCTCGGCAATCTGCGCAGCAGTCAGCGACAGGGTGCTGTTGTTGTTTTTGAAGAAAACCTTCTCATGGTACGCACGCTCGCTTCCGCCAGGAGCATCGGCCACCGCGTTGTAGAAGGGCCGGCGGATCTCCAGCACACCCGACTCAATAGCCGCGATCACGGTATCGGTATCCTGATCGCGCACGGTGATCGTGCCGGCATGCGCACCATCAACGACAATCTTCAGGATGCGCTCGAACACGATGGTGGAGGTGATCACGGTGGCGCCACTAAGGGAAAGCCCCTCAGAGACCAGCTCACCCGCGGCGTTTCGACCGTAGAGAGTGACCGTCTGAGTGGTATCGCCCGCATTATCAGACAACACCTCTACCTGATCCGTAGCGACAATATCAGTAAACACCACACGGACAGTGGTATCGATGGCGCCACCGATGTTAGTTGGCGTGTCATCATCCGGCATGCTGGCGCTACCGTAGACAACGATATCGGAATCAATGACTGGCATTTTTCTGGCTCCTCATGACGATAATTTTTGCTGGCCACGGCGTGGCAGCAGTTTCCAGACGGTCCCGCGCGGGGCGAGCACCCAGACGCTGGCATTGCCGTCGACAAACGGCGGAACGTCGCCTGACCACTCAACAGGCAGCAAGCGATCGACCTGGATGACGGCGACGCCGCCCCACTCGATCGCGAGCTGGGCGTCGATACCCATGGCGGCGAGCCACTCTGTCACCGCCTCGCGATCGGCCCGCACAGATTGCGCCGTCTCGAACGGCGGCGCCTGGTCGGTCACCACGGTGATCAGGCGCTCGACGGGCAACCCGTAGTTGACCTGCACCTGGCGCACCCACTCGATGGGGATCTCTCGATCGGCGGCGAAGTTGACGCCACCACGATACTCAAACGGCAACGGATAGGCCGCCCCCACGGAGGCATCCGCCTCCAGCTGGAGCAGGGCCTCGATGCCGAGCCGACTGGTCCAGGCCACAGGCATGGCGCGCACGGCCTCAATCAGTTGCTCTCCGCCCCACTCCACCGGGATCCCGTTATCGGTTGAGAGAGACTGCAGCCAGTCGGCGATGGCATCGCGGTTGGCGTAGACGATTTGTGCATGATCCAGATGCAGGTCCGCGTCGGTTTCGATGCTCGCGGCGATCTCAACCGACAGACCGCCAGACGCCTCGATCATCGCCACCCACTCGAACGCCAGCTCCCGCAGCACCTCAAAAATAGCGATGCCCTGCCACTCGACAGGGATCGCAAAGGCCACAGAGACGGCAGCGGAATACTCAGCCGGGATAAAATAGGCAGACTCAACAGCGCCAACAGGATCGAGCAGCATCACTGCGTCACCGGCGGCGCTCGCCAGCCAGGCAACCGGCAGGCTGCGCACGGCGTCGACCAGCTGGGTACCCGACCAGCCTGCCTGCAGCGCACGATCAGTGACCAGGCGTTGCAGATAGTCAGCGAGAATGGATCGATCGGCGGCCAATGAGGCGAGAGCGTCAATCCGCAGCGGATGATCAGTGTTGAGTGACGACAGAGACTCGACCGGCAAGTCGACGGCGACGCCGATCGCTTGATCGACGGCGATCGGCAGCACTTGGTCGCTGTTGACGATGGTCACACCGACCCACCCAATAGGAGCAGCGGACGTTGCACCGACTACCGACGAGAGCTCGAGGACTGCATCAGCAACGCTGTTGACGGTACCCAGCCAACTCGCCTGCACTTGGCGGTCCACCTGGAGCACACCAGACCAATCCACCGGCACCTGACGATCCGTTTGGAGGGTAGCGCGATGATCGACGGTGAGCGTGCGATCTACATCAAGCAGCGCGCCGCCTGCTGCAACAGTCTCGCAACCGATAAAGTAGTCGCCAGCGCCACGTGCGACCCCATTGATATCATCAGTGACCGAGAAATTTGTATTTGCAGAAGCCGCACCAACGTTGAGCACCGACTGTGCCGCCACAGTCATTGTCATATCGCCAGCTGTGTTTAATGCAGGAGCAACAAACGGATTGACTGTTAATGTGATATTACCAGTACCTACAGCGGTACCATCATCACTGGCGATGCAATTAGTTGTCAGGCCGGATTGAACGCCAGTAACGTCTTGAGTGACCCGCCAGAAGGCATTGTTGGC